TCGATGCTAGTAAGTTGACTAAAAGACAACAAAATGCTTTGAAAAAACATTCTAAGCATCATTCCAAAAAACATATACAATATATGGTAAACTCTATGAAACGTGGTTCTAGTTTTTCTAAATCACATAAAAACGCACAAAAGAAGGTAGGTACATAATGCCAAAAACTAATGGTCAATATTCTGAAGCTCAGAAAAAAATTGCAAGAGTTGCACCACCATTTGATAAAATAACAGGAGCTGATTTTAAAAAGCTACGTCAAAATGCTAAAAGAAAACCAAAGATGAGCTGATGACACAAGTAAGTTGGATGTGGGGTGGCAAAAGACATTACGGTACTCTTATTAGAGAAACCAAAACACATAAGTTTGCAAGAACAAAAAACGGCAAAATAAAAAAAATTAAGAAGGTTTAGTATGCCACACAACACTGCAAGAAAAAAAAATCTATTAAAAAAACACAACCTATCAGGAGTTAACAAACCTAAGAGAACTCCTAAACATCCTACTAAATCACATATTGTTTTAGCACAAGAAGGTCATAAACTTAAATTAATTAGATTTGGACAACAAGGTGCAAAAACTGCAGGAAAAAAACAAGATGCAAGGTCTAAAGCAAAAAGAAAATCTTTTAAAGCTAGACATGCAAAAAATATTAAAAAAGGAAAAATGTCTGCTGCATACTGGGCTAACAAAACTAAATGGTAGATATTGAAAAAAATTTAATCTGTCAGAGTCCTAAATGTAAAACAATTCTTAAAGGTAGGCAAAGAAGGTATTGTTCAGATACTTGCAAAAGATATGTACAAAATCAAAGAGCATTACATGGTGATAAAACTTTAGGTATACCAAAGCCACAAAAGAAAAATGCAACATCTCGTAAAGGCGAGTTCTATGACCAGTTTTTAGAAGATGGTTATGCATTAGAAATGTTAAAAGGTGAAATGAGTGCTAGAGAAGTTGCAAGTTTATATCAAATATCTCCTGCACAAGTGTCAAGAATGTATGCAGCATTTATAGATGATAAAGAGCTTGAAACAAAAAGAGAGGACTGGACAGTTCCCAAAGAAGCAATTAATTCTTTAGAAGATTTTAAAAAATTTAGAGATAGATATTTTAAAACAGAGACAGGTCACAAATATGAAACACCTGACTTTCAAGATAAATGGGTAAAGGCTATAGCAAATAATATTGCTGATGGTGGCAACTTGATGATATTGAGTCCACCTCGTCATGGTAAAACAGAATTGCTTATACATTTTGCTATATGGCAAATATGTAGAAATCCTAATGTAAGAATTATGTGGGTAGGTGGAAATGAAGATATTGCAAAAAATGCAGTAGGTTCTGTACTCGACCATTTAGATTCTAACCAAAAATTAATCGAAGAGTTTTGTGGACCAGGACAAACATTTAGACCTAAAAGTAGGTCAGGAAAAAACTGGTCCCAGACAGCTTTTTCAGTAGCAACTAGAAACGTTACTGGTATAAAGTCACCAACAATGGTTGCAGTAGGTAAAGGAGGTAAGATTTTATCTCGTGACTGCGACCTTATTATAGCAGATGACATTGAAGATTTTGGTTCGACAGCACAACCATCAGGAAGAGCAGCAACAAAAAGGTGGTGGACAACTACATTGTCATCACGTGTTGAAGCTCATACTGCTGTTGTAGTTATTGGTT